TTACGCCTCGGCTCGGCGCGGTTTACTGGTCATGGCCGCTTTCCGGTCCGCCTTCTTGGTGTAGTGCTGCACCTCGGCGAGAGTGACGTGCCCGCACCAGGACTGCATGACCAGCACCGATGCCCCGTGTTCGGCCAGCGTGTTCAGCCGGTATTTCCTCAGCCCATGGCCTGTCAGGCCATCCAGTCCCGCCGCGCGCGCGGCGGACGAAAACCAATCCGACATGGCCTTGCGGGATCTCGGCCCGCCGTGGCTGCTGACGACGTAGACCAGGGCGCCGGTCGGCAGGATCTTCAGCAGGTCGGCGCGCTGATGCTCCATCCCGAAGGCAGGGCAAGTCCAGGGCACATGTGCCGGGTTTCCGGTCTTCTGCTGGGTGTAGGTCAGGAGGCCGTCGCGGCCGACCATCTGCGGGCCGAGGCGGGCGACGTCGCTGATCCGCGCTCCAGTCCACTGCAGCAGCTCGAAGGCCAGGCGCTGCGGCGTCTCCAGCCCCCAGTGGGCGCGGAACGCCTCGACATCCGCCTGCGTCCATTCCTTGTGCCCGCCCGACTTGGCGAGCTTCTTGCGCTTCACGCCGTCGGTCGGGTTGGTGTCGATCATCCCGGACGCAATCCAGAAGGCGGCCATGTGCTTCCACGCCGACATTCGGGCCATCGCCACCGCCGGGGTCAGCGGCTCGAGGTTCGCTCTGATGTGCTTCGGTCGGAGGTCGGCCAGCATCGCCTGCTCGCCCTGGGAGCGGATCGCCTCAACGTGGCGGCGGATGGTCGGGCGGTAGCCCTTCGACAGCTCCTCATAGGATCGGCTGGCCAGATAGGCCTCGCAGGCCTTCGCCACACTGCCGGATAGGGCGCGGCTCTTGCCTGCCGGTCGCTTCTGCTCCTCAGCGAGCCATGCGGCGACAAAGGCGGGGTGATCCTCCGGGACATCGCGCGGCAGCTCGCGTCGGGTGCGGCGGTGGTACTTGTAGACCACATCGCCCTTCGTGACCCGGTGGACGCGCGGTAGTCTCATCTCGCCCCGAAAGCCTTGTCGCATGAGTTTTCCCGCACCTCGCCCTCGGTCATGAGGGAATCGGCATAGGCGTCAAGCGCCAGACGGTCATAGAGCCGCTTCCCGTCGAGCACCTTGCGCGCGATGGGAAGGCTGCGCAACTTCGTCTCGCTCACACCGATGTAGGCCGCAGCCTGCGCCGCGGGCAACAGGCGGGGCGGGTAGGAGATGCTGGTACGGGCGGTGGTCACGATCCGGTCTCCTCTGACAGCGCCGCGCGCCGCCGCTGGATCATCAGCCCCAACTCGCGCGACGTTACCTCTTTGGCTCCGGCCAGCACGGCCAGCGCCCGCTTTACCTTGGCGATGTCGAAGTGCTCCTGCGGCGTCCCAGCCTTCTGCAGCCATTTGCGATCCACCCCGATATGATCCGCCATCGCCAGCAGCTCGGCCGTGCTGTCGGCCATCATGTGGCACATCACCATTCGGCCGTGGGGGTGGCAGGCGGAGTCGAGGTAGACGGTCATACCATCATCTTCCGTGTCTTTTTGAACTGCGCTTGCGTCAGTAGTCGAGCGAACGAACTTTGGCCTCGCCCAAGCTCGCGCGCCCAAAAAATCTGCGCGGGCCCACAAGAGTGCTCTTTTTCGAGTTGCGCCTGGAACAGGCGCGGGTGCCCGCGCCTTAGATCGCGCCGACCTCCTTCGTCGATTGCCCTTCTTCGCGGCGAAGGACCTGACGTAACGCGTAGAGTGGAGTTGAGATGGCTAGGTACCGTTGGAAGCGGCCGGTGAAGGTGCATATACGCGGCCGAGAGGATCCGGAATATATTCACACGGTCTTCGAAGCGGCGCAGGTATGTTGCCCAAAGCTCGTCGAAACCAAGGGTCCCATGGTGACAAGGGCGATCACTGCGATCCTTGCTGTGATGGAGGGCAAGGCTGATGCAGAGGAAGCGAGGGACGCGTTTGTTGAGGGCATGATGGAGGCTGGCTTTGCGGGACAAAAGCCGCAGGAGCACAGTGCCCAAAACAAGTGAACTGCTCCCAGAGCCTGCCGCAAATTCGACACAATTGGGGAGCGGTGTCCCTCCCAGATTGCAAATGATTTTTGGGGGTCCACCCGTGCGGGTTTTTATCGTTGAGGACGAGGAGTTGATGCTGCTTCTTCCGACGGGCAAAGCCGTCCTCTGGTGCCAAGGCAGCTGGTATCCTCGCGCCGGCTCTCGCCGGCTCGCGCGCGAAGTGCTTGAGGAGGGGAATTGGGTGGAAATTATCGGCTGCGCTGAGACGATCCTCGAGCAGATTGGCGTCACAGTTCCTTCACCCGCGAATTCTGAGCCGCGAAGTGTGGCGATCAACCGGCTGGTGCTTTGGTTGAAGAAAACCGCCGGCGGAAGACGGCTCGTCCACAAACTGTCCGTGCAATGCGGCATACCAGGATCAGAAATGGCTCGTTTGTCCATCAGCAACGCGGAATTCCCTCAATTGCAGTTCGGTTCCGGAATTCGCTCTTCGTCATAGGCAGCAGCTTCGCGAAGCTGTCTCTGAAAAAGGCCTCACTCACGTCATCTTCCTCCGTTTGATATCGCGCTGCGCCGCTTCCAGCGCCGCCACGTCGGCCTCATAGAACTCTCGATGCTTGCCACCGTCCCGGTCCCGGAGCCGCTGGTAGAGCGTGATGCGGCCCGGGAGATCCTCCGCCGGGATCGTCTGCGACCAGGTGCTCTTTGCGAGGGTGACCGTGGCAGCGTCGGGCGAGATGGTGATGGTAAGGGCGGGGCGGGTCATGCTCTGCCCACGGTAGTCGGAAAGCCGCGCCGCTGCTCAAAGGCGATGATCATCTGTTCCAGGTGCGTTCGCGATTGCCGTGGATCGATCGAGCTCTCGCCGCGCTCGATCGTGTCCGCCAGAAGCCGCAGCAGCCCGACTGTAGAGGCTTCATCATATCCGGCCATCTGCCCGACGACCGTCACCAGCAGGCCGTTCAGGGTGTTGATTTCGTGGCTCCCGATCTCGGCAAAATCGTCGACAGTGCAGAGAACCGCGACCTGCATGCCTTTGGCGAAATCCTCGTCGTCGATGGGCGGGCGCTTAGCCATCAATCGAACCCCTGCTCCTGTCGGTTGCAAGGGGCGGCAGATCCTGTATCGACCGCATCATGTCGATCGACCACGGGACCAGCTCCAGGAGACCTGCGCGCAGGCTGGCGTGGTTCTCATCCGTGCCCTCGATCATCGACGACATGACGCAGACCAAGCCCACCAGCAGGCCACCGGCGACGTCTTGCAGCGCCTCGCCGTCCGGGGCGTCGATCTTGTCGAGGGCATCGATTGCCGCCGTGACGAGCAGCTTGCGAGCCTCCTCTGATCGGCGGTCGCGCGGATCTGCCGGGTCGAAGGGGCTTGCGCCGTAGAGCTTGCCAACGTCAGCCATCGCTGCCCCCTTCCTCGCCGCCCTTGGCGGGCCGCTTCCACCGCAGCTCGTCGGGGAGCCAATCGTCGATCTTCGCGGCCTCGGCGCGGCTCAGGCCGATGGCCTCGCGCACGCTCATATCGTCGAAGAGCGCCTGCAGCCTCTTGGCCTTCTCCGCGCGCTTCAGGCCGCGATAGGCCGAGTTGTCGAGATCGATCTTGTCGGCCGGCACCAGCCGCTCCCAGATGCTGTCCAGGTAAGCGCTGCTGGTGCGGCCGAGGAAGCCGGCTGCGGTGGGCGACCAGACGGACCGGGTGTTGACGTCGAGCTGCGCGGCCAGCGTCTCGGCGAGGGGGCCGGTGCCTTGGAAGGTGCGGGCGAGCGCCTCGGCCAGCACCTTGTTGCGGTGCTTTTCGCCAAGATCGCGGAAGGCTTCGAACGCGGCCGGCGTCGGATCCTCACCGCGGCTTTCAGCCTTGGTGACGGCGGCCAGCCGTTCGCTGATCGTCGTTCCCTCGGGCTTCGTCGGGCTGATGCTCGGCGGCGAAATGCTGACCGCCAAGGGCTTCGACCACGGGCTCAGCCCACCCATCAGAGTCCATGCCAGAAGGTCGAGCATCAGCTTGGGCTGATCCATCAGGCGCGTCTGCAGCGCCAGCAGCTTGATCGATTTCAGATCATCCTGCAGGTTCTGCGGGAATGCCGCGGCGTCCTCTTCCGCCCCCTTCTTGCTGGTGACCTGGCCATCGCCGGCGCCGGCATCATCCGCCACATCTTCGCGCCGGCGATACGCTCGGTCGACCTGGAAGCCGTCGCGGTCGACAAAGCAGAAAATGCCGCCAGTCTCTCGGTCCACGTCGGTGAAGTCGCCTTTCATCCGCTCCTCGAGCGCATCAAGCCGGTCTTCATCTTCCTTGCTGAGCTCGTCCGACCCGGAAGTCAGCCGATCATATTCCTCGGCATCCGCTTCGGTCAGTTCGACCGGCTCACGCCGGAGCCACTCCATATTTTGGACCAGCGTGTAGCTGCGGTAGCTCTCGGCGGTGAACTCCGCCCACTTCCAGCCTTCCTCAACGCGAAGCGCTTCGGTCTCGGCCTTGCCCTTCTCGATGAAGAGCTCGTTGAGCAGCTTCTCGTCGTGCAGGTAGCCTGATTCCGTGAACAGATCGCTCTGATAGGTGCCGCCGGCCGCGACGTAGGCTTCGAGCCCGACATAGCGGGCCCGGCGGTCGCTCAGCGGCACGGTATCGGGCGTCAGCTCGCGGCCCAGCATGTCCGGCCGGGTATCCCGGCCCCGCACCGCCTGCAGCGCCTCGAGACAGCGCGCCTCGGTCGGCGTAATGGTCAGAACCTTGGCGATCTCATAGGTGATCTCGTTCGCGCGCAGCGCGTCCAGGACCGGCGCCGGAAGATCCGCCAACCGCAGCCGGCGCTCCACATGCGCCTCCGATTTGGCGAAGCTGCGCGCGATCATCTGCGCCGAGGATCCGCGCTCGCGCATGGCGGCATAGGCCCGGACCTCGTCCGCGGGGTGCAGTTCGGACCGAGCCGTGTTCTCGGTGCCCGACCAGGCGATCGCACGGTGCGGATCGCTGGTGACCTTCACCGGCACGGGATCGATGCGCGTCTGCCCTGTCTTGCGGCTCCAGCCTTCGCCGGCGAGCTTCTGCAGGGCGCGCAGCCGCTTGCCGCCCCCGACGATCTCGATCGAGCCTGCGGCGGTCTCGATGCCAATGAGGTTCTGCAGCAGGCCGGCGATGGCGATGCTCTCGGCCATCGCCTCGATCTCTTCCTCGGCGACCTGCTGGCGGGTGTTGAGCGGCGACAGGGCGAGATCCGCGAGCGGGATCAGGCGCAGGTCGCCGCCGATGATGGGTGCTTGGTCATTCATGGCTGGCTGCCTCGCCGGCGGGCGCGGTCGGTTCGATCTCCTCCTGGTTACGCACCTGTGAGAAAACCCACGGCACAAAGACCAGGCTGTGCGCATCCTGCCAGTCGTCGCAGGCGATCTTCAGGCGCGCCAGAAGGTCCGCCTTCTGCTCGTCGCTGGCCCCGAAGATCGGGTCGCCGTCCTCGCCCTTCTGGTCGTCGGCGTTGTCATCGAACTGCGCCAGCACACCATCGGCGTCGGGGAGGAAGTCGGCGAGCCTGAGCGGATCCTGCCGGGCTTCGCAGATATAGCCGCGCTCACCATCCAGCGCAGCGATCGCCGCTTCGCGGGTCTCGTGTTCGTCGGAAAAGTACTCGTCGCTCTGGCCGGAATACCATTTCCAGCCCTTGTCGTTGTCGGTCATGATTTCTCCTCGGCCCGCAGGCCTTCTGAAAAGCCCCCCGGCATCGGGCCGGGGGGAAGTGGCAGGGAGGCTGCGCGGGTTGCCCGCCGCGCTTCGGGGTGCCGTCACCGGGGTTTCGCGGTCCCGCCCGGCGCGGGTTCAGCGGCGGGGAGGGACACGCCGCCCGCGAAACTCAGCCCCAGAGGAGCAGGAAGATCAGCGCCCAGATGGGAGCGACGATCAGGAGACCGATGCGGCCGCCGCGGTAGAGGCCTGCCGGGGCGGGGCAGCGATGCTTGAGCTCGGTTTCCCCGCGCATCACATGGCCCTTCTGGCGATGCCCTGCGCCACGGTCTCGGCGGCGCGCCCCTGGACGTGCTCGCTGAAGACCGTGATGAGGAACAAGGCCACCAGCAGCGCGAGGAAGCCGAACAAGAACGCGGTCAGGTCGGGATGCCGGCGCGGCGTCATGGTCGGGCGCGGGATCGGCTTGCGCGCCGGGTGATCGAATGTCGGCCGGGGGCGGCTCGCCGCGATGGCGTTGCCGATCGCGTGGCATTCGGCATGCGTCAGCCTGCGCGCGCCCTCGATCGGGGTGGTGACTGCGACATTCATGGTGTCAGCCTTTCGGGGGTGCGGAGAAGAGACCACGCGAAGGGGTGGGGATGACGGGGGCGGCCAGGATGTCCGACTGGCCGCAGCCGGCGTCGACAAAGGCCTTGGTGGCGTAGACCACGCCAGCCTCGAGGATGGCGCTGCCTGCGAAACCGTGCCGCGGGTCGCGCGCCTCGCGCACCTTGCCGCTGGCCTCGCAGATGCGGAAAAAGCCCTCATCGACGAGGATCAGTTCGGCAATCTCGTAAACCTTCAGGCCGAGCTCGACGGCGCGGCCATGGGCGGCGGGCTGGCTGGTGATGTTGTCGGCCCACCATCCGCCGGTCTTTGTGCAGCTTATCAGGAAGCGCTGGGTCATTGGCCGACGCCTGGATCGCGCATCTCCACGTTGAAGTGCAGGCAGATCAGCAGCCAGAGGATGGCGACGAGGGGGAAGATGGCGAGCGCGGTCATTTCACCTGCTCCCGGATGTCGGCGATGATCGCAGTGAGCTCGCCTGCCGCAGTCGCGTCGGCCTCGGTCGCCGGCTCATAGGTTTCGAGGCCCAGCTCGGCACAGGTCAGGAGGGTGATCAACTGCGGGCCGGTCAGGCCTGCGATGGCGAAGGTCGGACCTGGCGGGCTGAGGGGCGTGTTGAACTGGACGCTGGTTTTAAAGGGCGGTGCCATGATGGTCTCCATCTTGGGGATAGAGACAGATTGCACGCCTTGGCGTGCATCGCAAGGGAAAAAACACGCGGTAGCGTGCGGCCAGGCTTCGTCTGGCGATTCGCTGTGCTACTCTGCAGGTGCGCAGCTTGTGGACATGAAAAAGCCCGGCTTGGGCCGGGTCTAGAGTGCGATGGATTAAGTGAATGACCAAGCAGGCGTGTTAAGAACGAACGATGTTCCACTTGGAGGGATCAAATGAGCGACGAAGCACTGAAACTGCTCTCTGCACCGTGGGACACCATTCTCACGCTTTCGTCTGGATACATCGGGTACTACGTCGCCCATGTCGGGATCAGAGAGCACCATCGCGGGATCGACCAGGTGTTTCGCGTTGTTTTATATGGGTTCTTCGGAATTTTTGTTTACTACTGGCTTCGTTACAGCTTCGACGTAGGCATCCTGAGTGCCTCGTTGGCATCGCTCATCATGACCTTCGGTCTTGGTGCTTTCTGGAGGCGGTGGGGAAGAGCCCAGCTGGAAAAGGCGCTTCGGGCAGGCAGGATCAGCCAATCCGATGATACGCCAACGGCTTGGATGGCGCTTGCCGAAGCAGGTGATCATGCGGTCGCCACCCAGCTAAAGGTGCGATTGAGCGATGGAACTAGGCTTTTTTGTGAGAATTTGGCAGCCTTCAAGAGCCATCCTAACGGCCCGTGCGTCCTTGGGGGGAATGGAGATGTGTTGATCTACGTGACGCACGAAGCCAAAGGATCCTCGAAGGAATATGCACGGATCGCCTCGATAGATGATGAGTTGCACGGCACGATGATCACTTACGTGCCGCGCGAGCAGATCGCGAGAATTGAGTTCCGAAGAATGAGACGATGATCAGTCGTCAGAGGGGGGCGGCGGGGGATGGCTGGAGCCTCCGGCTCCCGTTTCGGGCTTGTGATTATTCTGGGGTGTAGATGGGATGTAGTTCTTTTCTGAATGCCGTGGAATTTCTTGCTTTGGGGTGCCGCTGCTCTCTTTAGTCAAGGTCCAACCTCCTCATGTTGCAGAAAAATCGTCTCTCATCAGTGCCTTGAAGGATATGATGACTGCTGCCGGGCCATCATCATACGAGTTCACCCGGGTTGTCTCCGCAGGTTGACCGATGCGCGGATTGCCGCGTAGGGTGAACGGATTGAGAACATCGGGGGGTGTGGTGGTTGATCTGGGCGCGATTAGGATGCTTCTCATTTGGCGTTCGCTCCCGGCGGATGCTCGGGAAGAGGGCCTTCGGCTTCTGGCCGATCTTGCAGAGCCTCTAGAACAGACAGGGCTTGGCCCCTCACTTCCGGGCGAATTCGGCTCGCCACGGCTAGAAACCTCAGGTCGTCCTCGGAAGCGCGGATGCCCGTGAGGACATAGAGCGCAGACTGCTTGCCCAGCACGTCAAGCAGCCGGGCAAGGCGATCAGAGCCCGGCTCCTTCCCATCCTTGAGGAATTGCTGCACGTAATTCACACCCAAACCGGCCGCTACGCTTATCGCACGTGCGCTCCTGCCGTCGGTGCTGATCGCCTTCTGCAGGCGCGTAACCCAGTCTTTTTCCATGCTCAATTTGCTAGCACGCTGGTTCGTTCGGCGCATGAACGTTATGGCGTGTATTGACGCGCACGCCAAAGCGTGCAAACCATCCGCCATGGAACAGCCTCTCCTCACCGAAGTCGAACGCTTCATCACCGCGACCGGCCTGTCTGATCACAGGGCTGGGATGGTGCTCTGCAAGAATGGTAAGCTTGTCGAGCGTCTCCGGGCTGGTCGGCGCATCTGGCCTGAGACCGCTCAGATGGTGCGTGATGCAATCGCGCGCGAGACCGCTGCGCGCTGTGCGCCTGAAGCAAGCGAGGCGGCCGAATGACCGCCCCGCTTCACCATCCTCTCTCTGTTCATCATGCCGGCTCACAACCGCATGATGCCTCAGGAGAAAACCAAATGTCCCATACCAAAGTTTTTGACCCGCGCGGTTTCCGCGCGCGTTTCGCCGATCTCTGGGCCGAGTTCCTGAGGGCGAACTACCGCAATCCCGAAGAGGTCTCTGTGGCCTACGGGGTGCGCTTTCAGACAGCAGTCAATTGGTGGAACGGGTCCAACCGCCCCAGCGGCGACGTGGTTGCGCTGGCTGGGCGCAGGTTCACCGAGTTCCTGGAGAAGCGCGCATGATGCGGCTGGTGATCCTCTATCCCGCCTGGGCGGTGCTGACGCTGCTGATCGTGCTGCTGGCGGGCGGGGGGATCTCCCTGCGCATCGCCGCCGATCGGTTGGTGCAGGCGCAAAAGTTTTTGGCCAATGAAATTGAGGCTCGCCGCAAATGACCAGCGTGAGCTCGCATGATCAGATCAGCTGGGGCGCGCTGCTCGCGCCCGATGTCGCCGGTCGCTTCGAGCTCCTGAAAACCGGCGCCACACCCGAGCTGGTGGCGCGGCACTGCCGCTGGGGATCGCCGGTCTATCTGGCCACGCCCTACAGCAAGGTCTCGGTCGGCCCCGACGGCATCTGGCGGCGCGACCTGTCCGAGGCGGCAATGGCGGTTGCGGCGCGCGAGTCCGCACGGCTTCTCGATGTCGGCGTGGCTGCGGTGTCGCCGATCGTGCTCTCGGGCGCGATGATCCACGCCACCATGTATCCGTCGCCCCGCCTCGCGCCGCTCGACGCGAAGCTCTGGCGCAACTTCTGCCGGCCGATCCTCGATGCCTGCTGCGCCGTCGTGGTGCCGGACGTTCAGGGTTGGTCGACCTCGGGCGGCGTCTGGCACGAGGTCAAGATCTCGCTCGAGCTGCAGGTGCCGGTCTTTCTCTACGCCGCCGGGTCGAGCCATGGCGAGGCCTAAGGCCAGATCCACGGATCGCCTCACCGCCATCGGCGCGTCAGGTGCGCAGGCCGCCCAGGTCACCCGCGCCGTTCACGTTCAGGTCGAGGATCTCCGCATCACGGTGCTGGAGGTAGAGGGAACCGTTCAGCTCGTCTGGGCGCGCAAATGGAATGCCGAATGGAAAACCCTGCTCAACGAGTTCGCCACGACGATGACGGGCCCGGCGCTGCGCGCCCTGGCCGATGCGGTGGACGAGGCGACGGCGAAGCTGTGACGCGAGCGGATCGCGGATGGCAGTCCATCGGGTCGCTCGCCGCCGGCGCTGTCGCGCAGGCATCCGAAACCGCTCTGAAGGAGCCCAAACCATGCACAATCTGAACCTGATGACGCTGGAAGAACTGAACGCGCTTCACGCGACCACCTCGGCGCTGGTCGCCGCGGGCAAGGCGCTGGTGGCGCACAAGATTGATCCGGTCTTCTCGCTGGAGCCGGGCCTGCCGGCGCGGATCACGCTGATCAGGCAAGGGGTGCCGGGAGATCGGGCGGTAGAGTTTACGTTCGTCGGCGAGGCGGTCCATCCGGCCTTCACCGTCTTCGCCGAGCAACTCGCAGCGCAGGAAGCCTCGACGGAAGAAAGCGGTGAAGTCCTGCCGGCGGAGTCTGCGCTGGAAGCGGCGAGCGCTCGGGATTCGGTGCCCGAACCTGAAAGGCCGAAGTCGGAGGTCTCACCCTCGCCGGCGGCACCGGTTTCGAAGGCCGAGCAAGAACCGGAAGCCGCTACGGCGCCGGTCGATGCGCAGCCAATGCTTCGCGCGGGCCCGCTCGACGATGATGAGCGAGCCACGATCACGCGGCTCGCCGCCGAGGGTGTCGCTCGCCCGGAGATCGCCACGCAACTCGGCCGCAGGGTCCAGTCCGTGTCGCTTTACCTGTCGTCGCTGGAGCAGGCGAAGAGCAAGATCGAGGCGAAGCCGCGAGAGGCCCAGAAAGCGCCGCCGCGAGCGTCCGTCAAAGTGCCCAGCAAAGCGGCCGCTCCGATTCCGAAACCGCCCGCGCCGCCCGCGCCAAAGATCACCGTCACCGCGCCGGTGTCCGCTCCGGTGACGGCAGAAAAGCAGGCCGAGCCCGTGTGGCATGCGCCGATCGACCGCCACCTCACGACGCTGGGCTACTCTGGCGGATGGAGCGCCGGGCTCGATCTCGATCTGGTCGAGGGCCTGTCGAAGGGCATCAAGCTCGGGATGCTGGCCACCGACCTCGGTCTCGACACGTCCGCGCTCAAATCCCGGTTCACGGCTCTGACCGCCTGCGTTCGCGATGACTTCGGCATGATGACGATCGAACAGCAGAAGCGCCTGCTGACCGTGCTGCGCTCCCGCGCGCCCGCCAAGGGGTCGGCGGCCTGATCATGGCTACGCTCGAAGATCCACGGCGCGCCGAGGCGCAGGCCATGCCCATGGCCGATATCGCCGCGCGGCTCGAATTGTCGGGTCTGCAAAAGGCCGGGCATGAGCTGGTCGGGCCGTGCCCGAACTGCGGCGGCACCGATCGCTTCGGGATCAACCTGCGCAAGGGCGTGTTCGGCTGCCGGCGATGCGGCGGCAGGGGCGGCGGCGTCGACCTGGTCATGTTCGTCCTGCGGATGGAATTTCCAGCCGCTCTCGAATGGCTCTGCGGTCCTCGGCAGGAGATCTCCGAAGAGGAGCGCCAGCGGCGCGCCAGGATCGCCGAGGCCAACGCAAAAGAGAAGCAGGCCGAGGCCGAGCGATTCCGCGCCAAGGCGATCGCGGATGCGCGCAAGATCTGGAACGCTGGCCAGCCGGCTGAAGGCACCGCAGTGCGCGACTACCTCACGATCCGGGGCATCCGCCCCGAGCTGTTCCCGATCATGCCAAAGAGCCTGCGGTTTCACGCGGATCTTCCCTACATGGTCGAGCTCGGCCCTCAGAACTACGCCCAGGCGCACCGCGGCCCGGCGATGCTCGCCGTGGTGCAGGGCGCCGACGGGCAAGGCACCGCCGTGCACCGGACATGGCTCGATCTCACCCGCCCGAATGGAAAGGCGGAGATCGTCCATCCCAAGACGGGCAAGTCGCTGTCGTCGAAGAAGCTGCTCGGCTCGAAGAAGGGCGGCGCAATCCGCCTGCTGCAAGGCTCGGGTGACGCGCTGGTGATGGGCGAGGGCATCGAAACCACGGTCTCTGGCGGGATTGTCGATGCGATTCCGGGCGCGAGCTACTGGGCCGGCGTCGATCTGGGCAACATGTCGGGCCAGCGCGTCTTCGGCCGCGGCCTGCGCTACGCCGGGATCCCCGACATGACCGATGACGAGGCGTTCGTGCCGCCGCCATGGGTTCGCCGGCTGATCTTCATCCAGGACGGCGACAGCGACCCTCGGGACACCCGGGCCAAGCTCCTCGCCGGCCTCCGCCGCGCCATGCTCCGCCGCCCCGGATTGAGGGCGCAAATCGTGCATGCCGATGCGGGATCCGATCTGAATGACGTGTTGATAGGAGACGGCGACAATGGATGATCGCCTGGACAAGGTGCGCGCCATCATGACCGCGCCAGAGGAAGTGGATCTGCATGAGGGCGCGGACAGCGGCGGGCCATGGGATGCCGGCGGCTCGGCCAGCCCAGAAGATGATCGGCGCCATGATCATGATGACGGGATCGATCCGCCCCCCGAACCCCCCGAGAATGGCGAAGGGGAAGAGCCTCCCGAGGCCCGGTGTGTCGCATTCCCGCTGAACGACTACGGCAACGCCCAGCGTCTCCTCGAGCACTTCGGCGAGGATCTGATCTCTGTGCCGCGCGTGGGATGGTTCGTCTGGGACACCCGCAAATGGGTATCAGACCCCGACAGCATTCTGGTCCGGCGGCACGCCCATAAGCTGACCGCGCTGATCGGCAAGGAAATCTGGCATCTGCGGTACACCGAGGCGCAGGAGACCATCCTCATGGCAGGCGATGCCGGCGAAGAGGCTATGGAAGAGATCGCCGCCACCCCGACCAAGGATAGGACTGCTGAGCAGAACGTCCGTTATCTCGAGGCGTCGAAAGCGGTCGCGGCGGCGCGTGAGATCAGGGAAGGCCGGAGCAAGACAGTCGGTCGAATCCTGACCCATGCGAAGAATGTCGGGAACACCAACGGCATCAAGAACCTGCTGACCGAGGCCGCGACGATCATCGCGCGGAGCCTCGAGGATCTCGACGCGGGCCCGCTCGACATCAACACCGAAAGCGGTGTGCTGCGATTCAGCACCGTGGTCGATGAGCTTTCCGCGTCCTTCCTGCCGCCTGACGCGCCCAAACCCATGATGGCGGTGGTCGATCTTCTGGAACACAAGCGCGAGCAGCTGCTGACGAAGATCATGCCCGTCGCCTACGATCCGAAGGCCACTGCACCTCTGTTTCATTCCTTCCTCGAGCGCGTGCAACCGGTGCCAGAGATGCGCCGGTTCCTGCAGCGCTGGCTCGGCCTGAGCCTCACTGGCCTGACCAGCGAGCAGAAGTTCGCCTTCTTCTATGGCATCGGTGCGAACGGAAAGTCGGTCCTCGTCGACCTGATCGGCAACATGGCCGGGGACTATTCCGCCTCGGCCAAGATCGAGTCGCTGACCGGCCGCAACCGCCGCGGAGGCGGAGACGCGACACCCGACCTCATGCCGCTGATCGGCGCCAGGTTCGTGCGCGCCTCGGAGCCAGACCAGAGCCAGCAGCTCCAGGAGGGGCTGATCAAGGAACTCACGGGCGGCGAGCCGATCCTTGTCCGCGCGCTCAATGAGAACTTCGTTCTGGTGCGGCCGATCTTCAAGCTGACGATCTCGGGCAACCATCGGCCTGAGATCCGCGGCGGTGACGAGGGGATCTGGCGTCGAGTGATGCTCATCCCCTTCGACGTGCATATCCCGCCACAGGAGCGGGATCCGGATCTCGGCGAGAAGCTATGGGCGGAGCGATCGGGCGTCCTCAACTGGCTGATCGAGGGGCTGAAGGACTATCTGGTCAATGGGCTGCAGGTGCCCGAATCCGTTCTCGAGGCGACGCGGGAGTACCGAGAGGACAGCGATCCGCTTGGCGCGTTCCTGACGAGCTGCTGCGTCGTCAGCGGCGCGGCAGCGGATGAGATAGGGACGCGGGAGTTGGGCCAGGCGTTCAACTACTGGCTCGAGGAAACCGGCCGGCAGGCTTGGGGGCTGAACACGGTTTCCAAGCGAATATCGGACAAGGCCGAGCGATGGGCCTCTCCTGCCACGGGCAAGACGTTCGCGCGCAAGAAAAAGTCCACCTGGTACTGCGTCGGGGTCCGATTGGCGGAACCCTTCGCTAGCCGGTTCAAGGAAGCGCCCCGTGACACGAAGGGGAATGTCCTGGTGGTGTCGCCGGCACCCCCGGCAGCGGCTGGTGCTGATCATGAGTTCTGACGCCCCGCACCCCTTTTCGCCCGAATTGCGGGAGGCACGGGAGGGAAACACCGCTGAACGAGGGAGGCTTTCTGTTTTGCGGGGGCGCGGGGAAAACAAACGGGATCAGGTGCTTATGTGCCGTTGCGGGAGGCAGGGGAGGCACGGGAGGCAAATCCCCCCGTACATGTGGAGCGTTGATCTATGAGGGGTCTGGGGTCTGATCTTTCACATGGGGGTAGCAATCTGCCTCCCTTTCCTCCCGTCCCTCCCGTTATCCTCGTCAAGCCACTGTTATACTTATGCTTTCTCTACCTTTCTCCGTTCATTCCTCCCTCCCATAAAAACAATCTCTCTCCCATCCCTCCCTAAAGAAAACCAGCGGAAACGAGATGAAGAATAAAAGCGGAAGCGAGGCACAAAATATGGGGAAGGGTGAGGAAATGGGGCGCGAGATGATGATCGGTCAGCGGGCATCGGCCACGATCTGCGGCGTGAAGGCGCGCAAGGAAGTCTCGGTGCAGCAGATCCTCGAATGGGCCTTCCGGCGCGAGCGAGTCCAGCTGGAGCTTGACGGCAGGGTCGAGGCTGAGGGCCACCGACCGGGCGTCAGCACGATCTGGGTGATGATCCAGCGTGGCAACCTTGGCTGCAAGATCGACGGCGGCGGCACGTCCGAGCCGCATGAGGATGCCGAGGTCGTCGCGGCTGCGGTGGCCAACCTGTCAATCGGCTGCGGCGGGAAGAGCATGGCGGTGCAGGTGGCGGAGCTGGCCCGCGCTGGCATGACGCCGGACTGGATGCCCGGAGCCAAGCCGAAGATCGTGCCGGCCGAGTGGCACACCAACCGCTATGGGCGCCGGGCCAAGGCCGAGCGGCTGACCGAGGCTCAGTCAGGCTGGCCCTGTGATGCGCGGGCCTGCATGATCACCTGGTCGCCCTCCGCCTCATCCATCGCCCGCGCCCGCCGCGCCTACCTCGGATGGTATGGCGCGCTGCTCGACATCAGGGCGAGCCTTGTCGCGGGTCGCATGCTGCGCGCCCATCAGCTCACGGATGCGATGCCGCCGCGGGAGCCGTGGAAGAAAGGGGCTTGACGGAATTCTAGCCCTCTTGCATTAAAGCAGGCAGCCGAATAGCGCCCGCCGGGAAAACCCCGAGCGGGCGTTCTGCATTCTGGGGGTTGAACATGGGTCGGCTGAAGCAAGCGCCGTCCCGGCTCGCCGCCATGCCGCCTCGTCTGACTGCTGCGCCTGCGCCGGTCAATGAGGTCGAGCGGTCCCGCTTCCGGGATGAGAGCGCGCCCTGGCGCAAGTGGTACAAGACAGCGCGGTGGCAGAAGCTGCGCTGGTCTGTGCTGGTCCGAGACCTCTTCACCTGCCGGCGCTGCCGGCGCATCGAAGCCGACACGTCGCGGTTGGTGGCTGACCACAAGACGCCGCACCGGGGCGACGAGGCGCTGTTCTGGGATGACCAGAACCTGCAGTGCCTGTGCAAGCCATGCCACGACAAAGACAAGCAGCGCGAAGAGAGGCGAGGATGCTGATCGGAATGATCGAAGGCGTCACCCGCATCATCGGCAAGAGCCAAGGCTACCTCGGCCTGCCCCTGCGGGACGAAGTGATCCACTGCACGGTCGGCGGCGAGGGGACGCCGTGCATGGTCACGGCCTGGCAGCCGACGCCGGACGAGCTGGCGCGGCTGAATGCCGGCGCTTCGGTGCATCTGCGGGTGATCGGCGCGCAGCACCCTCCGGTCATGCTCGATGTGGGCGACCCGCCAGGCTGATCCCGCCTCGGCGTACCGGTCGGGACCGGGTCGACCGGTCGCCGTGCCGACCGATGCCGAAATGTCACGGCCCTGCCCCGAGGGGGGGTGGGTCGAAAGTCCAGAACCCCCTCGGCCTCTAGACCCGCGTCATACCCATTCGGAGATTTTTTTCTGATGAGCGAGAGTTTTGACCTCTTCGGCCACCCGGTTCGGTCCGGCAAGGGCCAGAAGGGGCGGCCCCGCTATGAGGCGAGCGAGAAAGACCGCAACAAAATCAAGCTGTTGCTGGCTCTCGGTTGGTCCATCGATCGAATGGCGAACGCGATCGGCGTCTCGGCGGCCACGGTGAAGAGGTATTTTAGAGCCGAGCTGAAGGTTCGGGATGCGATGCGGGACAGGCTCGACGCGCGGCGCTTCGAGATCGCCATGGAGCAGGCGAACGCCGGCAACGTCGCCGCGCTCAAAGAGTTGGGCAAGATGCTTGATCGATCGGACCTGATGGGGCTCGAAGACAAGCTGCGGCGGGCACAGGAGGATCAGCCGGCGCCGCGCGGCAAAACGCTGGGCAAGAAAGAGGCGGCGCAAGAGGCGGCGAAGACCGCAGGCGAGAACAGCCAGTGGGGCAACGATCTGCTGCCCGGCGTCCACTGATCATGAGCGCACCGATCCCGGCCTCGGCATGGTCGACCGCTCTGCCGGATTGGAAGGAAAGGATCCGGGCCGGCGCTTCCCTTGTGCCCGATCTGCCGCTTTACGACGCGGTCGCGGAGAAGGCGCTGCGGATCTTCAAGCGCCTGAGGGTGCCCGACATCATCGGCACGCCGACCTATGGCGAGGCGTGTGGCCAATGGGTCTTCGACCTGGTGCGCGCCATCTTCGGGAGTTACGACCCGGAGACCAAGCGACGGGCGCTGCGGGAGTTCTTCCTGCTGGTGCCGAAGAAGAACGGCAAGTCGTCGATCGCAGCCGCGATCATCGTCACCGCGGCGATCCTGAACGAGAGGCCAGAGGCGGAGCTGCTGCTGATCGCGCCGACCATGCGCATCGCGGGCATCGCCTTCAAGCAGGCCGTCGGCATCATCCGACTCGATCCCGAGCTGAACAAGCTGTTCCACCCGCAGGACAACCTGAAGCGCATCACGCATCTGAACACGCGGGCGGTCATCGAGATCAAGGCCGCCGACGCAGATGTCATCACCGGGTCGAAGGCGACCTACATCCTGATCGACGAGACCCACGTCTTCGCGTCGAAGCCCAAGGCCTCGGATATCTTCGTCGAGATCCGCGGTGGGCTTGCGGCTCGTCCTGACGGGTTCCTGCTTCAGATCACGACGCAGTCGAAGTCGCCGCCGGCCGGTGTCTTCAAGGCTGAGTTGGCAAAGGCTCGCGACGTGCGCGATGGCCTCTTCGCGTTCCCGATGCTGGCAGTTCTGTATGAGCTCCCGGCCGAGGATGCGCTCGAGGGTGGCTGGATGCGGCCTGAGACCTGGGGGATGGTCAACCCGAACCTGAACCGTTCGGTCGACGCGGCCTATCTCGGCGACGAGATCGCGACGGCCGAGCGCGAGGGGCCGGAGAAGCTGGCGCTGATCGCGTCTCAGCACTTCAACGTTGAAGTGGGATTAGGCCTTCACGCCGATCGCTGGCCCGGGGCGCTGTACTGGGAGGCGGCAGCGCTGCCCGGGCTGACGCTAGACCGGATGATGGAGATCTGTGACGTCTGCGTCGTGGGCATCGACGGCGGCGGGCTCGACGATCTTATGGCGCTTGCCGTGATCGGGCGGCATGCAAAAAGCAGGCACTGGATGCACTGGGCAAAGGCTTGGGCGCAGCCTGATGTTCTGGAGAGGCGGAAGGAGATCGTTCCGCGGCTTCGCGACTTTGAGAAGCAGGGCGATCTGGTGTTCTGCGAGACTTCCGAGCAGCAGGAAGCGGAAGTCGCAGACATCTGCGAGCGGCTGTTCCTGGCCGGTCTCCTGCCGGAGGAGAGTGGCATCGGCCTCGACAGCGCGGGCGTCGCGACACTGCTCGATGTTCTGGCGGAGCGGGGAATGGAGAACCCTCTGACCACTGCGGTCGGCCAGGGCTGGAAGCTCCAGTCGGCGGTTCTGACGCTGCCCCGGAAGTTGAAGGACAAGACGATGCGCAATTGTGGTCAGCCGCTGATGGACTGGTGCGTCGGCAATGCGAAGACCGAACTGAGAGGGAGCAACTACGTGGTCACGAAGCAGGCCGCTGGCGCGGCGAAAATCGACCCGCTGATGGCGACCTTCAACGCAGCCATGCTGATGTTCCTCAACCCGCAGGCGTCCGTCAAATCAATCGACGGCTTCCTCGCCCAACCTGTCGGGGTCTACTGATGGAGAAGAAGTTCCAAGGTGTCGTCGACCGCTTTGGCAAGCCCTTGGCCGCGCTGTCCGATCTGACCAAGGAACAGCGGCTGACGCTGCAAGGCGGAGACCTCGGATACCACGTCGCCAGCAGCGCGACGGGCAAGGTTGTCACCCTGTCCTCTTCGCTGACCATCTCGGCAGTCTGGGCCTGCATCTCGCGCAGCGCCCAGGCGATGGCGTCGCTGCCGCTGGATCTCTATCGCAAGACCACCGCGGGCCGGCAGAAGCAGGACGGCAGCGTCGCCGATCTTCTGAGCCTGTCGCCCAACGCCGATCAGACCCCGGTCGAGTTCTGGGAAGGCATGTTCTCCTGGATGCTTACCACCGGCAACGCCTATGCCGAGATCATCTGGATCAACGGTCGCGCGTCATCGCTGCTGCCGATGCCGTCGACGCATGTGACGCCAATCCGGAACCCGCGTACCAACGTCCTGATGTACGAATGCCGAGATCCCGCGACGTCCGCGAAGAGGGTGCTCGACAGCCGTGACGTCTTCCACCTTCGCGGGTGGGGGTTCGGCGGCGACGAGGGCATGTCCCCGGTGCGATGGGGGACACAATCCCTCGGCGCGGCGATGGCGGCGGACGAGGCATCGGGCAAGATGTTCGGCGCCGGCATGCAGGCCTCGGGCGTGCTGAAGACCAATCAGGGACTGAAGCCCGATCAGCGCGGCCAGCTGCAGGCGATCATGGAAAGCTATTCGGGGTCGACCAGAGCCGGAAAGATCATGATCCTCGAAGCGGGGATGGACTTCCAGGCGCTCACGATGAACCCGGATGACGCGCAGATGCTGGAGACGCGCCGCTTCTCGATCGAGGAAGTGTGCCGCTGGTTTGGCGTCCCGCCGATCGTCATCGGTCACGCGGCAGAAGGCCAGACGATGTGGGGCACCGGCGTCGAGCAGATCTTCCTGTCGTGGATGTGGAGCGGCATCAACCCGGTGCTGAAGAAGGTCGAACAGCGGATCCGCAAGCAGCTGGTGCCGCTGCGGGACCAGCGCGATGTCTATGCCGAGTTCAATCGCGAAGCGATGCTTCAGATGGACAGCAAGGCCAAGGCCGAGTTCATCCGCGCCATGGTCTCGTCGGCGGTCATGACGCCGGACGAGGCGCGCGACAAGCTGAACATGGAACGCAAGGGCGACGCGGCCGACGAGCTCTGGATGCAGGGCGCGATGCAGCCGATCAACAGACTGAACACAGGGAACTGACATGGCCAAGAACCACATGCCTGTCGCGCATTTCGGTGTGCGGCCTGATGACGTGCGCGCCGACTGCGCGCCCCCTAAAGCCCTCGACAAGTGGCAGCCCGAGGTCAAGGCGCTCTCGGACGAGTCCTCCGACGCCCCCTTCGTCCTCGACGTGATGGACGTCATCGGCGAGAGCTGGGACGGCTACGGGATCACCGCCCGCCGCGTCGGCGCGCTGCTGCGTTCCGCGGGCGACCGCGAAGTGATCGTGAACATCAACAGCCCGGGCGGCGACGTCTTCGAGGGGCTGGCGATCTACAACCTGCTGCGCGCTCACAAGGGCGACGTCACCGTGCGCGTCGTCGGCCTGGCCGCCTCGGCGGCGTCGGTCATCGCGATGGGCGGCGACCGGATAGAGATCGCCCGCGCCGGCTTCCTGATGATCCACAACACATGGGTCTATGCGGTCGGTGATCGGCATGACCTCGGCACGATCGCCGGGCAGCTCGGGGCATTCGACGAGGTGATGGCCGAGCTTTACGCGATCCGGTCGGGCGTGGATGCGGCCGAAGTCGGCCAGATGATGGACCGCGAGACGTGGATCTCGGGCCGGGCGGCGGTGGAGCAGAAGTTCGCGGATGATCTCTTGGCCTCCGACCTGATCACCGTCAACGAGAAGGCCCGGGCCGAAGCGCCGCGGCTCAAGAACCTCGCCAAGATCGACGCGGCCATGGCGCGGGGCGGCCTGCCGCGGGCCGAGCGCCGCAGTCTCATCAAGGAAATTACCAGCAAGCCGAGCGCTGCTGATGACGACACGCCGAGCGCTGTCGAAAGCCTGAACGCCCTTCACGGCGCGTTCAAATCGTTCCTGGGCTAAGAGGAGATCATCATGCCCTTTGATTTGGAAAAGTCTTTCGGCGACCTGAAAGACGACTTCACCAAGGTCACGAACAAGCTGAACAGCAGTGTTCAGAATGTCCTGGACGAGAACAAGCGCCTCGGCAGCTTGACCGAGGATACCAAGAACGCCCTCGACAAGGCTCTGAGCGAGCAGGGCGAACTGAAGGGGCGGCTGGACGAGATCCAGGCCTCGGCGCGCGAGATGGAGCAGCGGTTCGCCAACGGCAACCGTGGTGGCGCTGGCGCCGCGAAGTCCCTCGGCCAGCTCGTGGTCGAGGAAGCCGCCGACAAGATCCGTGCGCTGGCCAAGAGCGGCGTTCACGGGGATGCAAGCCTCGGCGTCTTCAACGCCATCACCTCGCTCCCGGGGTCGGGCGGCGCGCTGCTGCCTGAGCGTCGCGAGACCGAGATCATCGCCGAGCCGGACAAGAAGCTCGTCGTGAAAGACCTGATCACCGTCGGCGAGACCGAGCAGGCGCTGATCAAGTTCTTCCGCGAGCTGGCGCGCACCGGCGCGGCCGGCATCGTTCCCGATGACGGAACGACCGTGAAGCCTCTGATCGACAAGACCTGGTCGTCGGAGTCCGAGGAGGTGAAGACGATCGCCGGCCGGATGGAGATCCACAAGCACATGCTGGACGACATCCCGGCGCTGCGGACCGACATCGACAACACGCTTCGCTACGAGGTGAACAAGGTCGAGAACGCGCAGATCCTCGCCGGCAACGGCGTGGGCGAGAACTTCTCGGGCCTGATCACCAACGCGACCGAGTACGCCCAGGGCAGCCGGGAAGGGGCCGGGATCACCATCCTCGATCGCCTGCGCCTCGCCATGCTTCAGGTGTCGGCCGCCGGCTATGTCGTCGACGCGCATGTCCTGAACATCTGGGACTGGGCCACGGCGGAGATGCTGAAGGACACCACCGGCCGCTACATCTTCGGCAACCCCTTCAACGAGACCGCCACGCCGCGGCTCTGGGGGCGCCGGGTGGTCGACACCGAAGACATGCCGGAAGGCGACTTCATGACCGGCGCGTTCAAGATGGCCGCGACCTACTACCAGCGGCAGGACATCGAGGTGCTGCTGTCGTCGGAGAACCGCGACAACTTCGACAAGAACATGCTGACGGTTCGCGGCGAGAAGCGGGGCGTTGTCGTCGTCAAGCGCCCGCTGGCGCTCTGCTACTACACGCCTGCCGAAGGCTGATCATCGGAGCGCGGCCTGAGGGTCGCGCTTCTTTCCAAATCCATTGAAGGAAACATCCAATGCCAAAGCTGAAAGCACTGCGCGGCTCGATCGGGACCTATGGTCGCGTCGCAGCCGGGGGCATCGTCGAGGTGGACGATGCCGAGGCCAAGAAGCTGCTGGAGACCAAGCGCTTCCAGCGCGCGTCGGACGCTGACGTGAAGGCCGCACAGGCCGCACAGAGGAAGTTCCTTAAGGTGGCCGTCGCCGGCGCGACGCCTGGCTTCGCGCCCGTCGCGGAAGCGCCGCAGCCAGTCGAGGACGCCTTCGGCGCGCTGGAGATCGAACAACAGCGCGCCGAGATCCAACGCGGGATCGAAGCGCTGGCGGCGGAGGCATCCCGTCTGAGCGCGATCGAGGCGCAGCTGATCGAGCGGCATGATCTGCAGGAAGACCGCCACGCCGACCTGAAGCGCCGGGAGGAAGACCTGCAGAAGCGCGAGGAGGCGCTGGCGGCATCCGCGGCCGAGAAGGCCCAGAAGCAAGCTGCCGAAGCGGATGCGGCCGACAAGGCGAAAAAGGCCGGCAAATGATCCTGAGCCTGGCCGATCTGAAAGCGCATCTTCGCGTCGATGACGACAACGAAGACGTCATCCTGGGAGTTTACGCGGAAGCTGCCGAGGTGATGCTCGCGAACTGGATCGGCCGGCCCTTCTACGCGCAAGCGTCCGACCTGCCGGTGCTCGGATCGCCGGGGTATGATCAATACCAGATGGTCGCTGATCCGGCCATTCTGGCCGCGGTGCTCATGCTGGTCGATCGGATGTACAACTTCCGGGACGGCGACGGTGCAGAAGGCGCGAACGCGGTTCCGCCGCTGGTGGTGCAGGCGCTGGTCTCCGGGCATCGGGTGTTCCGTCCCTCGGCATGTGAGACCCTCCCAAGATGAAGACCGGACAGCTGACAAAGCGGGCGACGTTGCTCGAACCGTTCCAAGAGCGCGACAGCGATGGCCAACTCGTCCAGGGCGAGACCGGCCGGGGCACGGTCTGGGCGAACATGCGCCCCTTGCGCGGAGGGGAGAGCGTCATGCAGTCACGAATGCTGAGCCGGAGCCCGGCCATCGTGACGGTGAGGAAGTCGCCCATGACGACGCCGATCACCAGCGAGTGGAGCGTCATCGTCGACGGGCGAGATTACAAGGTGCGCGAAGATCCACGCGAGACGGATGATCGGGCATTTCTGGAGTTCCTGGTGGAGGCGGGCGGCAAATGAGAGCGGGGCGCGAGCTGCGGCGGGCTGTCATGGACCGGATCATCGCCCAGGTCCCCGACCTCGGCGGCCGCGTCTTTGACCGCGCTACCGAGGATACCGATTTCCCCTATGTAACTATGGGCCCCAGTTCGGCGGTGGACGCGAGCGCAGAGTGCATCATCGCGCGGACCATCACGCTGCAGATCGATGTTTGGCACAGCAGGGCAAACAAGGGTGTGGTCGAGGATTTGATCGATGACATCAAGCTCGCCCTTCACTCGTACGTGGCGGACTTGGAGAGCGGGAACGTGCAAGCAGAGATTGAGGTCGGTCTGCTGCGCGTCATGGATGATCCGAGCGAAGGCGTCGTGCACGGCGTGGTGCAGGTCGAAACAACCATAGAGGAAGGCTGATGTGGGTTCGGTTCACGGACGAATTCTGGTGGCGCGCGTCGGCCCAGGCGAAGATCAGATACCGCAATGGCATGGTGCTGAATGTGCCGCGCGCCTGTGCGGTGGCAGCCATCGCAGCCGGAAAGGCAGTCGCGAGGTCGACGGATGACCAAGATCCTGAACCTCGCGCGGCTGGAGAGGAAGCTGAAGAGGCTCCCTCTGGCGGCGCTGGAGGAGATCAAGCCGGCGATGGCCTCGGCGGCTGACGAGATCGTCGCAATGATGAAGGGCCTCGTCCCGGTCAGGTATGGCGATCTCCAAGACAGCATCGGCTGGACTTGGGGTAAAGCGCCGAAGGGGGCGATGGTCATAGCGGCTGTGAAGGCGAGCCTCGGCGGAGATCTGACCATTACGATCTACGCGGGGAACAGTAAGGCGTACTACGCGCGGTGGATTGAGTTTGGGACGCAGCCGCACGCGCTGGTCCGAAACGCTTCCGTTGCGCGCGGTCTTCGTCAGGGGGGCGGTGCAACCCATCAGGGCATTACTGCGCAGCCCTATTTCTATGTGAGCTACCGGGCGAACCGCAAATCTGCCGCCCGGAAGATCCGCGCTGGCGTTCGGAGGGGCGCGAAGAAAGTCGCCGCCGGCGGCTGATCCTGAAATTGGCCCGCAACGGCCCCCACTGGCACCGCCACGGCGGGCCGATACCCATGGAGTAAGAGATGGCCAAACCCGTCACCGCAAAGTTCGGCGCCTTCGTCGTCAGCCTGTCCAACGGCGCGGAGCCCGCTGTGTTCGCCGCGCCCTGCGGCTTCACCTCGAAATCGCTGGTGCTGTCCAAGAACCTCGTCGAGGTATCGCTGCCCGACTGCGAAGATCCCGATGCGCCGATCTGGCTTGGCCGCGATGTGCAGAGCCTGTCGGCCGCTGTGACGGGCGAAGGGGTTCTTGCCGCCTCGGCCGTGCCGACGTGGCTCGAAGCCTTTGACAGCAACGACAGCGTCGAGGTTGAGGTGGAGATCACCTTCTCGACCGGCGTGCTGAAGTATCTCGGCCTGATGCACCTCGAGTCGCTGACGATCGGGGCCGAACAGGGCGGTCGCTGCACGATCAACGTCTCGATGCAGTCGGATGGCGAAATGGTCGGCACCTGGACGCCTGTCGCGCCGTGAGCCGCAGCGCGCAGATCACCCTCGACTGGGCGGATGGGACATTCCTGTTCGCCCTGAAATGGGGGCAGCTGGCAGAGCTGCAGGAGAAGTGCGACGCCGGTCCCTATGTCGTTCTCGGCCGGCTGGCGGAGGGCTCTTGGCGGATCGGCGACATCTCGGACACGATCCGGCTCGGCCTGATCGGCGGGGGCATGGCTCCGCTCGATGCGCTGAAAAAGGTTCGTACCTACGTCGAAGACCGGCCGCCCCTGGAGAATGTGCGGCACGCACAGGCGATCCTGTCGGCTGCGTTGCTCGGCGCACCGGATGAGCAGCCGGGAAAGCCTCGCGCGGGAAGCCGGAGGGCGACGCGCTCCCGCGCGGCAAAATCCGCTTCGCCCGGATCTACGGAACCGGCGCCGCCATCGGCCTGAGTGTTGCAGAGGTCAACGCGATGTCGATCTGGGAATATACCTCGGCGGTGAATGGCTGGATCGAGGCGAACTGCCCAGATGAGGCCGGCAAGATCAGCGCCGAGGAGGAGGAGGGGCTTTGGGCGATGGTGCAGGCGAAGATGGGTGCTACCTGAGCGCGTCCAACATCTGCTTGGCGCTGGAGGCTCCGTTTATAGTCTCGATCTGGAGCATCTGATCATCCGGGACGCCGTGCCGGTCGCACGTCTCCGGAAACCGGCTCATGCCGATGATCTTCGAGACGGCCTCTGAAATGACCGCGTCCGTGCTGTCTGCCCCAGCTGTCGGAATGATGGTTACCGCGACCTTGCCGCCAGGCCGACGCTCCACCCGATAGCGGGTGAGAAAGGCAGTCTCTCCCGAGAGCGCCTCTGTATCGAGCGGCATAAACATTGCGCCTTCGCTGGCGCAGCCCGGTGAGAGCGTCACGATGCTCTCGCCAACCGAGATATCCCTCAGGGTGATCACCCCTTTCCATGCCCGATACTCCCCGGGCGAAACATCCAGCCGGAACTGCGCCTGCGCGCCTCCGGCAACCCCCGCGATCATCAAACTTAACAGCAGCATGGTCCTGTGCATGGAGACGCCCCTTGGCAACTGATGTCGAAAAGCTGGTTGTCCAACTCTCTGCGGACATCAAGCAGTACCAGCGCGAGATGAACAAGGCCGTTGGGGTGTCGAACCGGCAGGCCAAGGCCGTCGAGAACCGCTTCAAGCTGATGAGCCGGAACCTCGACGGCATCGGCCGCAACGCGGCGCGGTCCCTGGTGACGCCGCTTCTCGGGATCGGCGCTGCGCTCTCGGTGCGAGAGGTGACCCGCTACGCTGACGCCTGGACCAATGCCAAGAACAGCCTGGCCGTGGCTGGCGTCGTGGGGAAGAACCAGGCCGACGTGCTCGACCAGCTGTATAACTCGGCGCAGAACAATGCGGCGCCGGTGGGAGCGCTCGCTGACCTCTTCGGCAAGGCGTCTCAGGCCTCGGATGTCCTAGGCGCATCGCAGGCGGATCTGATCAAGTTCAGCGATGGTGTCGCGGTGGCGCTGCGGGTGCAGGGCGGTTCCGCTGCCCAAGCGTCGGGCGCGCTGACGCAACTCGGTCAGCTGCTTGGTTCGGCGCGGGTGCAGGCGGAGGAGTTCAACTCGGTGAACGAGGGCGCGCGTCCGATCCTGATGGCGGTCGCCTCTGGCCTCGACGCAGCGGGTGGCTCGGTCTCCAAGTTGAAGACCCTCGTCAATGACGGCAAGGTCAGCGGCCAGCAGTTTTTCCAGGCATTCCTGAAGGGCCTGCCCGTCATTCAGGGCATGGCGGCGAACGCCACCACCACCATCGAGCAAGGCATCACCAAGGTCGAGAACGCCTTCACACGATACATCGGCCAGACCGACGAGACGCTGGGGGCTTCTCAGCGTCTAGTGCAGGGCCTCTCTGCCCTTGCAGACGATTTCGAGAACATCGCCGACATCACGCTCAAGGTGGCCGCGCTCATCGGGGCTGCCGTCCTCGGCCGCTCGATCGGGGGCATGATCAGCAGCCTAGGTTTTGCCGCGACCGCCGCCACTCGCTTTGTCGCAGCCATCAGGGCCGCGAGCGCGGTGTCCGGTGTCGCCACGGCCATTGGCGGGCTCACCGCCGCCGCGGGGCCGATTGGGGCTGTGGTGGGGGTCGCCGCGGTCGGCGCGCTGATGCTCTACTCGTCCAGCACGGCAGACGCGAGAGAGGCTTCGGAGTCTTTCCGCCAGCGCCTTGACGCGATCAAGGAGGCTGCGCCGCAGATGGCGACGGCGGTGGAGGCGGGCGCGCAGCGGGCAAAAGAGGCGATGGCGAGCATCGGATCAATCGAGCTGCCCAAGCTGGTGCTGGAAAGCGATGAAGCCCAGGCGAACCTTGATGCCATTCGCGCCAATCTCGCCGAGGCGATGGTGCAGCTCGAACACCTCAACAGCCTTGGCGTCATCACCGACGAGCAGCGCCAGACGCTGGAGGAGTTCAACCAGAAGGTTCTCGACGGGACGACCAATGCGAAGGAGTTGGACGCAGCATTGATGAGCCTCGGCGCGATCAACGGACTGGGCCAAGGCCTTATCGACTCGATCACGCAGCTTTGGAACATGCTCAATCTGACCTCTGTCGCTGCCCAGAACGTCAAGGCTGACATCCAGGCGGCCCTCGGGGCTTACGCGCCCGAGATGGGCCGGTTCGGGAACCCCTACGCCAAGCAGGAGGCCGAGGTGGCCGCGGTCCGCGCCGGCAAGGCTTATGTCGATGAGCAGAAGCGCCTTCAGACCCTCACGAAGGAGCAGCTGGCGCTCGAAACCGAGATTGCCAAACTCCGAAAGAACCTGCCGGATGGAGCAGTGGTGTCCGACGCCGAGCTGGCCGAGACGGCGCGTGGCAACCTTGCGGCAAACGAAAGGCGATCCGCATCGGGCGGCGCAAAATCCAGCGGCGGAGCCAAAGCCGTAGAGCGCTCGGATGACAGGATCCTGAAGGAGATCGAGGGGCTGAACGCCGAGACTGAGGCGCTGAAATCTCTGACGCTCGGCCAGGACGAGTACGGCAACGCGGTCGCGCGCGCCCGCAAGGAAGCGGAGATGCTGCAGGATCTGCAGAACAAGGGCATCGCCCTGACGCCGGAGCTGCGTGAGCAGGTGCGCGCTCTGGCGGCTGACTGGTATGCGGCGGCGGAGGCAAACTCCGAGGCGACCGCCGAATATGAGCGGTTCCAGAGCGATCTGCAGGGCACCCGCTCGACGCTCGAATCTGCCTTCACCGGCCTGATCACAGGCGCGCACAGCCTTACCGACGCCCTGGGGATGGTGCTCGACAAGCTGGCGGAGATCGCGCTCAGCGCGGCGTTCGACGACATCTGGAGCGGCTTCCTTGGCGGCGCAACTGCGGGTGTCGTGAAGGGCGTCGGCGGCTATGCGACGGGAGGCTACACGGGGCCCGGCGCGCGGAATGCGCCCGCCGGCGTGGTGCACAAGGGCGAGGTGGTCTGGAGCCAGGACGATATCCGGCGCGCCGGCGGCGTCGGCACGGTCGAGGCCATGCGCCGCGGTGTCATGGGCTATGCCTCTGGCGGCGTCGTCGCGGCTCAGTTGCCGAGCATACCCTCGGCCGGGCGGATCGGGGCGATGGCCGCGCGAGCCGCTGCTCCCTCCAGCTCGATCGTGGTCGATGTGCGGGGCGCGACCGGAAACTCCGAGATCCGCCAGATGGTCGAGTCCGGGATCGGCGCTGCGATCACGAAGTACGACGCCCGTTTGAAGCCGAAGATCCAGGGCACCATCAGCAATTCACGTCGATCCTGGGGGAGAGCCTGATGGTGCAACCGCTCAGCTATCTGTCCGACGCTTTCGAGTGGCTGCCCTGGAAATGGGACGTGCTGCGCAATGACGAGATGTCGGGGAGCGGGGATGGCCGCTACTGGACTGCCGAGCTCGCACCGCCGCTCTGGAAGGCGGATGTGGTCTCGCGCCGCATGCCCAACACCAAGGCTGAGGAGCTGGACGCGGCCCTGCGCTATCTCGTCGCGACGCGCGAACCCTTCCTGATGTCCAACCCGGTCTTTTGCGGGCCGAAGGCGGATCCCACTGGCGCGATCCTCGGCGCCGCAGCGGTGACCTTGTCGGCCATCGGGGCAGCGCCGAGGATGTCGGTTTCGTTCGCAGGGCTGCCCGCTGGATATGTCCTGACCCGCGGCGACAAGATCAGCGCCGCCTATGGGACGGACAAGACCTACTTCGGGGAGATCTCCGCAACGGTCACGGCCAACTCTGGCGGCGCTGCTGCCAGCGTCCCGGTCTTCCCGCCGATCCCGCTCGGGCTTTCGGCTGGCGCCGCAGTCACGCTTATCAAGCCAGCCTGCCCGGTCACCATCCAGCCGAAATCCATCGCGGTCTCCGAAATCGTCGGGTCCGGCAGTAGCGGGACCTCTTTCACGATCATCCAGAAGAAGTGACGCATGAGAATCTATGACACCGAATTCGTCGATGTCCTGGCGGCTGCGCGGGATCAGGGCATCGCCCCGGCCTATTTCCTCCATGTTCTGGCCCGCGACCGGCTGACAGACGAGACTACGCCGCTGGGGTTCTGGTCGGGTGATGACGACATCACCACCAACGTCGAGATGGCCGGCGGCGGCACGACAAGCCGGAGCTATTACGGCGGCTGCAACCTGGTGATTGACGGCCTCGAATATGTCGGAGACCTGACCGACAATCCGGTGTCGATCTCCATGAGCCAGATTGCCGATGCAGTGCAGGAGGTCATTCGAGGGCTCGATGTCAGGTTGGCCTATTGCGAGATCCACGCAACCAGCTGGAACGGCAGCGCGCTGGTGACCCGCCCCCAGCTGCTCTGGGTTGGTGTCGTCGATGAGGCGACCATCTTGACAGCCGCCGCTGGCGGGGAAGGTGCGGCGAGCCTGACGATCCGGTCCGAGCTCATGGCGCAGCTCACGGCCACCAATCCGGCCAAATCTTCGGATGCTCACCAGAGGCGTCGCTTGGCCGATGATCGGTTCTGCGAATACGCCTCCACCGTCACCTCCCGCAAAGTGCAGTGGTACAAAGAATGACCCATGATCTGAAGCGGCTCACTGACTCGCGCGCTCGCTTTGCGGCCGAGATGGACCGCCAGCGGCGAATCTCGTTCGCATGGGGCGGCCATGACTGCCTCCTGGGCTTGGTGTCTGGCGCGGTCGAGGCGCTCACCGGGGAGCCATTTGCAGTGCAGTACCACGGCCGGTATTCCACAGAGGAAGAGGCTGCGGCGGTCATTGAAGGCGAGGGCTTCGGAGATCTCGGTGACCTGATGGCGAGCCTGCTTCCCGAGCATGAGCATCCATCAAGGGCCAGGGTGGGCGATGTCGGGGTGATCCGTGCGGCCGGTGCACTCGGCATGGCGCTTTGCATCGTCGACGCGAGCAGCCTGATTGTGCTGACCGCTCGCGGTCACGGGCGCGCTCCACGCGAGCTGATGTTGCGCGCCTACCGGGTGGGTCTGGAATGATGCGGGTCGTTCTTCTCGCCGCGGCGCTATGCCTCGCGGCCATTCCCGCCCATGCCGGACCCGTTGCCGCGATTGCCGGCTGGATCGGCAGCGTCATCGCCGCCGGCGGCGTGGCCGGAACTTTGATGCGGATCGCGATCGGGATCGGCGCAAGCCTGCTCTCCACCGCGATCACCTCGGCCTTCGCCAAGAAACCGAAGGTGGAGGTCAACTTCGAGAAGGATCTCGGCGACGACACGCCGCTGACCTTCGTGGTGGGCCAGTACGTCACGGCGGGCAAGAGCAAGTACATCGGCAGCTGGGGCAAGAACACCCGCTACATCACCGAGGTGATCGAGATCTCCTGTCTGCCCGTGCCCGGCATCGACGCGATCTGGGTCAACGACGAGCTGGGCGAGGTCGACTGGGAGGATCCGCACTATTTCGCCGGCTCCAGCCTGCCGACGCCGATCCTCGATCCGGCCTCGCACCTGGTCGGCTATCCGATCAAGAACTTCTCGGAGGGCGTCGGCTCCTCTGACGAGCGCGACCGCGCCTGGATCAAGCTGATCGACGGGACGCAGACCGCCGCCGACAGCTTCCTGATGGGGATCTTCTTCGGCGACGACGATTATCCCTGGACCATGAACATGGTGGGCGCCGGCAAGGCCTATGTGGTCCTGACCTACTACTATGACCCCGAGTCCATGACGGCGGTTCCTTCGTTTCTGATCCAGCCGACGCCGCTGCCCATGTATGACCTGCGGAAGGACAGCACGGTCGGCGGCAGCGGCGCGCATCGCTGGGATGATCCGGCGACCTGGGAGCCGACGAAAAACCCCGCCGTCATCTCCTACAACATCGCCCGCGGCATCTACTGGGGCAGCGAGTGGATATTCGGCGGCAAGAACCTTGCGGCCTGGCGTCTGCCGGCGGCCGAGTGGATGGCGGCGGCGAACGAATGCGACGCGACGGTCGCACTGGAGGGCGGCGGCTCCGAGCCGGCCTATCGCTGCGGGGCGGAGATCTCGGTGGACATGATGCCGGCCGACATCCTAGAGGAGCTCGGTCGCGCGGCGAACATGCGCTTCGCCGAGGTGGGCGGGCGGCTCAAGCCGATCGTCGGCCTGCCGGGAGCGTCCGTGCTGTCGATCACCGACGAGAATATCGTGATCACCGAGGGTCAGTCGTTCTCGCCGTTCCAGCCGCTGTCCTCGACCTACAACGCGCTCTCGGCCACCTATCCGGAGCCGGGCGAGAAATGGGCCTCGAAGGACGCTGTCGAATACATCGACGAGGATGCGACCGAGGCCGATGGCGGCCGCTATCTGCCGACCTCGGTCAGCTACGGGGCCGCGCCGTTCGGCAAGCAGGTGCAGCGCCTGATGCGCTCGCAGATGCGCGATTACCGCCGGATGCGCCGCCACCAGTTTCACCTGCCGCCGGAGGCCTATGGCCTCGAGCCGCTCGTCGACATGATCAGCTGGACGAGCCCCCGGAACGGCTATGACGGCAAGTTCTTCGTGGTCGAGTCCGTGGCCAAGACGCCGGGGATGCTGGTGCTAGTCTCGCTGCGCGAGGCCGATCCCAGCGACTATGACTGGTCGATCGAATTCGAGCAGCCGCTGACGATCGTGACGCCGGTCAACCCGATCCCCTTCACCCAGGCGATCAGCGGTTTCGCCGCCGAGCCGCTGACGGTGCAGGATCTCGACGGCGACAACCGCCGGGCGGGGATCAGGGTGAGCTGCGACGGCGACGAGGTGGGCGTGACCCATATCAGGCTGCAGGCCCGGCTCAACGGCTCGCTCATCAATCGGGTCGACGTCGAGCTGCCTTTCGACGATCCCTTCGAGTGGGACATCACCGATGTGTTGCCGGACACGACCTATCAGGTGCGCGGGCTGCTGCTGTCGGACCTGACGCCCTATTCGGATTGGGCGGACTGGCTCACGGTCACGACGCCCGACATCCGGCTCGGCCCGAAGGATATGGACTATGCCGAGATCACGTCGGACGTCGCCGCGGACCTGGCAGAACTCAACGAGTGGGCGGATGCGACCGACGACGTGATCGCCGGGCTGGTCGCGGACGTCGACGGTGTCTCGGCCAGCGGTCTGCTGAAGATCTCGGTCGAGGCCACGCCCGCCGGCGCGCTGTCGCGGATCGGGCTGAAGGCCAAGGCGAGCGATACGGAAGATGACAGCCTGCGCTCGGCCGCGATGTATCTGGAGGCGGTTTCTGGCGACAAGAGCCAGGTGGTTTTCGAGGCCGACCGCTTCGCCATCGTGAACGGCGGGGCGCGCGAGCAGCCCTTTGTGCTTGAGGGCGGCAACCTCTACCTGGGCGGCGATGTCCGGATCGCCGGCATGCTCAGCGCCGCGACCATGGATCCTTCTTTCCCGCTGGCGTTCGACCTCGGCGCCGGTCGGCGCGCGCCGCTCCTGATCTTCCGGGCCGCCTTCGGCACGGGCTCGGCCGGCGGCACAAACATCACGGTCGACATGGGCACGCTCTATGGTCCGGAGAGCACCGCCGTCGGCAGCGACCAGTTCCGTCTGGCCCGCTACAGCAGCAAGGTGATCATCGAGGCGATCGTCGATCACGCCGCCACCGGCTCCGGCTCGACCACGATCTCGGTATCGGTGGACGGCGCGGCATATGCGCCGATCCTGTCATTCGGCCCGGGCGAGTTCGGGGTTTCGCGCGCCTTCGAATACACGACGCCCAGCTCGTTCAACACGCTGCAATTCAGGTGCTCCTGCACCTCCGCCATGAAGGTGATCAGCGTCAGCCTGAAGGTCACCGCCATCAACTGGTGACGCGGGCCCACTCTGGCGCGCCGAAGGAATGAAGGATGAGGCAACCGCGCGCCGGAACAGGGCACGCGGTCTAACCATGTTCGGATCTTGGGGTATCAAAATCATGGCTGCCCCTCAGATGACCGTGGCGCAAGATTCGCGCAAGAGGAGAGTGGCGGGGTCAAGCTGACCTGAGCTTCCGAGCCGGGACTGAGTGCAGGGGAGGGCAGCGCGGGGACTGGGTGGCGATTGGGTCCCCCGCGCCTGACCATGCAAATCTTGGGGACTACGCATGGCTGAGCGCCGTCTACAGAAGGACGCCTTGGAGTGAAAGCCCCCTCAGGGAGGCGGCACGGGGCCTCGTGCCATAAGCCCCGCGCCTGACCATCAACGCAAGAGGACCGCGTCGATGACTAAGACTGAGACTACCGCAGTGCGCGAACCGCGCAATAAGGCGATCGGATGATCCCCCAACCGGAGGCTGAAAGGATGACGAGGCCGATGATCGAAAACTCGGACAGGGGGATCACCCTGAACAAATCTCTGGCGTGGACCATGCTCAGCGCTCTCGCCGTCCTGGTCTGGTATGGCGGCTCGACGATCGCGCGGCTGCAGTCCGCCACCGAGACCTTGACCATGGCGCTGAACCGGACTGAGGCGACGATCTCGACCGATCGGGCACAGGCCGCGTCGATCGAAGCGCGGGTGCGCGTGCTGGAGACGACCACCAGCCGGCAAGACGTGAAGTTCGACATGCTGTCCCGGAGCCTCGACGAGGTGAAGAACAGCCAGCGCGAGACCAACGAGCTGCTGCGCCAGATGCAGCAGGAGCAGCGCTCCGGCGGCTGACCACTCCACCAGATCCAGACCGACAACCGCCCGCCTCGCGCGGGCTTTTTCATGAGGAAAACACGATGCAGACAATCGCGGACGCCAGGCGCGTGGCGCTGATCTCCTACAGTTTCTGGGCGCAGGTTCTGGGCTTGCTGGCCATCGTCCTGCCGGAGCTGCTCTTCGACTTCGCCGAGATCGAGGTGAACCCCTACTTCCTGTGGTGGCTTGCCGTGGGGCTCGCGCTGTTCGGGATCCTCGGCCGCTTCGTCAAGCAGAGCGGCGGCTTCCTGCGGAACTTCCTCCGGGTGCTGGCCACGGCGCTGATGATCCTCGTACTCAGCTGGCTGCTGTCGGCCTCGGCCATCGCCGGGCCGATGCTGGTGGACAGCCAGCAACCAGCCGTGGCGCAGCCCGTGGTGCTGACCGCAGGCACCACCGAGGCGGAGACGCTCGCTGTCGCGCTGCCCTTCATCGAGGTGCAGGAAGGCATGGTGCTGGTGGCCTACCGCGATGTCATCGGCAAGCCAACGATCTGTGCGGGCACCACCCGGGGCGTCGTCATGGGCATGCGCAAGACGCTGGCGGAGTGCCGCGCGATTTTCCGGGCCGAGCTGGTCGAGTATCGCAACGGTCTGCACCGGTATTTCACGGCCGAGACGAAGCGGCTTCGGCTGACGCCGTGGCGCGACACCGCTTTCCTCAGCCTCGCGATCAACATCGGCTGGGCCGGGGCGGGCAAGAGCACGGCCACCCGGCGGCTTAACGCGGGCGACATTGCCGGGGCCTGTGACGCCATCACGTGGTTCAACCGCGCGGGAGGCAGAGTCTGGCGCGGGCTGGTGACCCGGCGTAGCGCGGAGAAGGATCTCTGCCTGCGCGGGCTCGCCGCATGATCCGCTACCTGATCGCCGCGCTGGCCGTCGCCTGCGTGGTTCTGTGCGGCCTCGCGTGGTTCTGGCAGGGGAGGGCCGCAGCAACCGCCGAAGCGCTCTCAGTCGCCCGCTCGCAGCTCGCGCAGCATGCCGAGGCGGCCAAGCGCCATGAGGCCTACATCGCCTGGCTCGAGCGCAAGCGCGCCGACGAGGTCGCCGAAGATCTGCAACTGAAATCCCTGGAGGGCCGCGATGAAACTGCGCCTGATGCTCTGCTTCGTGCTGGTCGCATCCTGTGGCCCTGAAAGGTCGCCTGCCGTCTATGTCCCGGCGGATCTTCTGGCGCCACCGCCGGGCTGGCAGGGCGGCCCCCCGCAAACCAACGGCGCATGGATCGACGCCGCGGCGACGGAAAAGCGCGGCCTGCAGCAATGCACGGGCCAGCTGCTCACCATCGCCGAGATCCTGAAGGCCGCCCAGAACTAACCCGCCGTTGCCGGCTGTCCCTAACCCGCACGTCTGTCCAGGAGATCCCAGAACATGCCCACCAAATGCCGCCTCCTCGGCGAACTCGTCTCGTCGGCCGGGGTGCCGATCCCGCTCGCGCGGGTGACCTTCACCCCGAAGGATGGCGCGATCCGCCCCCTGCCGCCCCTCACCATCGTGCCTGAGGTCGAGACCGGCAGGACGGACGAGAACGGGCAGCTGCTCGCGCTCGATGGCGGGCCGTTCGAGGTCTACCCGGGCGTCTACAGCATCCGGGTGAAGCAGGGGCTGCACCCGGCCTATCCGACCATGACTGGCACGGTGCCGGAGGCGGAGACCGCCCTGCTGTCCGATATCCAGAACCTGACCCCGCCGGTACCGCTGAACGAGGCGCAGCTGGCTGTTCTGGCGGCGCAAGATGCGCGAGACGAGGCGCGGGAAGCCGCAGTCGAGGCGGCGTCTGAAGCGATCGCCCAAGTGGTTGAGGATGTGGTGCCGGCGGTGACCAGCGCCGCTGTGACAGAAGCTCTCGCGCAGGTGGGGGCTGAGCTCGACGAGAAGGTGAGCGCGGCCGAACAGGCGCGCGAGGGCGCGGTGACGGCGGCCGGCACTGCAGCGGCGGAAGCTGCGGCCGAGGTCGAGGTGCTGCTCGACGGCAAGGTGACGGCGGCGGAGGACGCGCGGAGTGCGGCGGAAGGCTCCGCCGGTGCCGCGGCGACGCAGGCTGGGCTGGCCAGCGCAGCCAAGACGGCGGCCGAGACCGCGCGGGATGCGTCAATTGCGGCAGGGGTCGTCGTCGGTGCCTATGCCAGCACTGCGGCCGGTATCGCCGCCGTCGCAGAAGGAGCGAAGTTCTGGGCACCGTCAGCCGATGGACTGACCCTGCAGCAGTACACCAAGACCGGCGGCGCGGCTGTCGCGGTGACTGGAAACGCCATCTCGACTGAGACGGCCACGGCACGGATCGCGTTGCGCGATGCGGGGTTTCTGACCACTCCCGCACGTAGCAATCCGCTCTCGCGCGTGCTGAAGTTGGAATTGAAGCTGGCGGTCTCAGGCGCGGAAATCGTTCTCCCTGCGCTGCTCTGCGTTCGCGAGATCGCGCGGGACAGCCTCAACCGGTTCCGCTTCCGGCTCGCCTCCTTTGACGGGTCCTCCACATATGGCGTGCTGTCGCTGGAGAACCCGACGGGCATCGGGTCGATCAACGTCGCGGGACTGACCGGCCTTGTCTGGATGAATATCTACGCATCTGGAACCGCTCTCGGTGTGCCAAACCTCACCGAGATCGGCCGCGCCCTGATCGACTTCCGCACCGGGGACACGTTCGGGACTTACAACACCACGATCGCCTACGCTGAGGGAGCAATCACCCCATCCTTCCAGCAGTCCAGCCCTGTGCTTGTCAGTGACACAGACGAGCGGATCAATGCCGCCGCCCAGATCGTTCCGGGGGCGAAGATCCCGTTTGCCAATGAGATGGTGGGCAACAGCCTGCTGCGCCGCCTCGTCCGCTCGGTGGCGGTCTACGGCGCAGACCCGACCCATGAATATGCGATCCAGACCTTCGAGGTTCGGCAGATCAGCGGGACATCCACGCGCATTTCCGTATCGCTCTCGGATGTGACCGCAGGCACCGAGGTTGCCCGCTACACCTACCTCGTCGGGTCGCTGGTGACCTACGCCACCATCACGGGAACGGCTGGCCGGTTCCTGCACCTGGACGACCGGGTGGTTGGGGTCAGAACTGGAGTGACGGCTTTCCTCGAAGTAGAGTGGTCTGCGTCTTCCGATCTGTTCCTCAACATCGGTTCGGCCACCATGTCGGGCGCGGGTGTGCATCCAAGCTGCATCAACTCCGATGCTGGAAACGACTATGCCGAGACCAGCGCAGCGAGCGTTCTGATCCGTGTCGGCTCGGCGGAGGCGGAAACGGCCCTCGTTGATGCGGTAGAGGCGATTTACTCGCCGATCACGGGTGCAAGCCAGATCATCGGAAGCCCTGTGTGCGAATTCGCAAACCAAAAGAATCCGGTTCGGTTCGAGCTTGTCGATGAAGCGACCTACACCGCCGACGGCCTGTTCATGCCTTGGTATACGGAGATCAAGGGCGCGGGCATGGATCGAACCATAATCACGCATCCGGGGGCAAGCGCAGAGCCAGTGCTTGAGGTCAGGGGCAGCTTCAAGTGTTCGGATGTGACGGTCTACAGCGCGAACGCTGGCGAGTATTGCTTCCACTCGGACAACTTCAACCGGCACGTCGTCGGCGGCAAGCGCCAGAATGTCCACATTGCCCAAGTCTATGAGCGGGTTCGCATGATGGGCTGTCCCGGCCACGATGGCTGGCTGTTCGGCTGCGGCCTTTCATCTGGCGACGACATTCGGTTCACCGATGTCGTCGGCGAGCACTTGGATAGCACGGCGACGGCGCCGGCATTCGGCTTCCACAACTCGGGACCGACACTTGCCCAGCCTGGTTTCGCAACGAGCTACAAGCCAGCAAGCGTTACCATGCTTGGCTGCTCATCGCCGGATCAGGTTGGGGTGGTGCTGGATACCCTTGAGCCGTCCGCCATCTGCACGCTGACGCTGTTCGACTGTGCGTTCAACCTGATCAAACTCGGTACCGCCAGCGGGAATGAGGTGCTGTCCGACTTGGCGCGCTCACGGAACGCATGGCGCATTGGCGGGCGGCACGATGGCCCGTGGCTGCGTAATGACGCTATCGGGGAGAATGTGCTGAAGACCACGGCTGGCCAGACCCCCAGCGGCTCGGCTTCGCCCCTGATCTTCGGCGCGATGGATGAGCTCGGTAGGGGCGAGAAGTGGATCAATGGTGTAACTGGGGCAATCTATAGCCTCGGGGCAAGGCTGGGCGATTGTTCATTGGTCAACAAGACGCTGACCATCGGAGGGCAGACGCACACATTCACGACGAACCTGACCGCGGTTTCGAACGACACGATCCTCGCCGCGATCAATGCCTCGATCACGTCCCACCCGTTGACCGTGGTTGACCTTCAGCACGAATGGGTGCCAGACGCTGCTCCAAAGCGCAGGGTCCGCAACAGCACGGGGGCGACAATCCCGAAGGGGCGTTTTGTCAAGTTCACCGGCACCGCGACTGTCGAGCTTTGTGGCCTAGGGGACCGCCCCGATGCATGGACGCACCGCGATATCCTCGCTGGAACAGACGGGTGTGTTGTCCTAACCAGGCAGATCTCCTCAGTTCATATCGCCAGAGGGATTGCAGACGTCAACGTGACCGCTGGCGGATCGGGCGGAACTGACGGGGTCTTTCCGCTGGTCTTCTCGGGAGGGGGCGGGAGCGGCGCGACGGGGACCTTCACAGTCCTTGCAGGATCGGTTGCGTCAATAAGCCTCACCGCCGGCGGCATCAATTACACGTCAGCCCCTTCTGTTGACTTCTCTGCGTCCCCAGGCTTGACGGGTGCCTCCGCGTCTGTCGAGACCACCGGGGAGTGGGGGATCGGAGCTGGTGGCGCAATTGATCACCTGGCGACCTTGAAGCTAGGTCGGACAGTTGGGCACATTTGTACGTTGTGGTGAGCAGCAGACCGTTCAACATGGCTGTCAGAAGCGCCTCTCGAATCGAGAGTGCATATTGATGGTGTCCTATGAAGCGCACGTTTGGAAAGATTATTGCCCTAACGCTGTTTGCAGCAGAGCTCATGTTGCTGGCCCTTCGATATACGGTCGACTTGCTCGGTTACGCTAGCGCATATGACGATCTGCTTGCGGCACCAAGCCTTTTCCAGCGCGCACTAATCTTTATGCTCGGCTTGCCGACATGGATACATGTTCTGCTCGCCTTAGGCATCGCGCTGTACTCTGCTTGGGTGTTCTGGCCAGATTTTAACGGACTTCGGTTGGCCAAGCAGCGCGTCGGAAAACTTGAGCGTAGGCTTGATCAGTTGCAGCCCCAGCTTGAAGCCCTGATCAATAAGAAGGACGCTGATTGGGCCACGCTGAGAGTCGAGATAGACGACCAAATCATGAAACTCGAGCGGATGAAGAACGAGAAGGACCGGCAGGACAGGCGTTTCGGCGAAGTGTGGGCGGACCGTTTCCGGACCTTTAGCAGCGAGATTGCCGGGGCTGGCGCTCACACCGAGGCAATTTGTCTCTCGTACCTAAAGGAATTCGAAGAGAGGGTGGATGCTCGCTTGAGAGTTGTCCAGGAGGCTGGCCATGCGAGCGAGGTTGCCATACGACAAGAGGTAGTTGCACTTCGCCATGAGTTAGCCTCCAGCTCATCTCCCCGTACGACATCGGACTCGAAAACGTAAGGGCGGCCATGCCTCCCAAAATTTGCGGGGCGCAGTGTCTATCAGTCTCCTCGTTCTAGTCGTCGGTTGAAGGGCCTTCCAGAATCACGGCGCGTTCGTCATCTGTTCTCACATGTGGACGCGCAAACTAGCGGTGATCGGCGGCACGACCGACCCTGACGACTGGTCGATCCTCTGGGACGGCAAGCCGGTCGGTCGGGTGTTCTATGACCCGCGCTCGAGCATGAGCGACGAGGATTGGTGCTGGGGGGTGAATGGCCATGCGATCCACGGCCGGACTTGCACGATGGAGGAGGCGCTCGCCCGGCTGCGGTACGCGGTGCTGGATCTGCATGGCGCGCCTCGGCCGCCGAAGAAGCCTAGGTCGCCGGTGTGAACGGGCGGGATTATGGAGCTGGCTTCCCTGAGTGTCTAGTTCGCCGAACCACATCTGCTCGGCTCCTGATGCGCTTGCGACTCCCCCACTTGCGGCGCGCTGTGCATCATGACAACGTGGGATCGCGGCGTCGCCTTCCCCACTCCCGCATCTGGATTTTTACTGCAGGTAGGTCAAAAAGTGCCAGCATTCATGATGTACAAGTATGGTGTTATTGGCAAGAACTTGACCGATTTAGAAGTCCAGCAACTGGCTACTTTCTGTGCGCGGGATCTCTCCCCGAATGATTTTATTGCCAATCGTGATCTAATTAAACCAGCCCGCGAAGCGGACATTGAGCTGATGGTTGCTCCGACTCAGCGCATATCGAAGATGACCCAGAGCAAGTACATGGATGACTTTTTCAGGCATGGAAGGCTTCAACTAGGAACCTACGACTATTTCCGATCCGCGGGCAACGCTGAGGTTAGAGACCATCAAGAGGGAACTGTCACACTGATTGGTGAAGGCCCGGGTCGCACTGCTTGGGGAAAGTTCCAAGGCGGCGGTGACAACTATCTCTTCTGTACGTATCTTGGCGCACCAGATCCGAAAGTGCTTCGTGCCTTCGAATACGAGGCCTGCTACTTCATCGACAATCCAGATGGATTCGCTAATGCCATCCAAACATCTTTGAGCGCAAATAGGTATTCCTTCGGTAAGTGTGTTTATTGTGAAGAAAAAGCGCTTGTGGGTCCGCTTAGCGCGACGCATTCCTTCGAGAGGCTGGACTACAGAACTGTGGAAATGATTGGCGAAGCCATGAATTTCGTGAAGCCAGTAGCGTATGCTCATCAACGAGAGTTTCGCTTTTCTTGGAAGATGCCCACCGACGTACGTGGAGCGCTCATTATCGATTGTCCCGAAGCAGTTCAGTATTGCTCTACAGCGTGACCGGTCAGCGCGCAGTCCAGGTGGACGCACGCACCCAATTCGCTCACGGGATTGTCGACGCGGTGTCCTCGGGAGCCGCGTCGTCTCAGCGGCATCCGCCGCCGCCCCCAT